TCTTTAACTAGCTGTCCTCTTGATATAGCCATATTCTTATACTCCTGTTGTAGTTGTCAACTGATGTTCATTAATTCTCACTACCCACACAACGTGTGATTGAGTGATTTTATTGTCGCCAGTATCTTTTGTTGAACCAAGTATCTGAAGTTGTCTTGAAGATGTAGTTAAAGTAGCATCATTCAATCTGCTTCTTGATACAAAGTTTGCTGAACTTCCTGCTACATAAGAGATGTCCGCATTATTGAAGACATCTGTTGCAGCTGAAGCACTAGTGTTACTTGATCTTATTTCAAAACGTTCATAAGGGTCGTCACTTACGAATGCAACGATATCAGTCGCTGCAACGTTAGGAACGTAATTTAGGAACGTTGGTTTTTTAGTTGTTGGATCAGTATAGAATGCACCGTTTAGTGAACCTAACAATGTATCACCCGCCGCTGCAACTGCTATAGTTCCAGTGTCCGCTGCTTTAATAGCGTCATTGAAATATATAATAGTTGGGCTCGTTGCCACATTGTATTCAGTTAAACCGCCTGCATCTCTATTTTGACCAACTTTTCCAATAGGTCTTATTCCAAAACCTACTGATGTTCTATTAGCCATAGTTTTTTCCTTGTTTAAGTTTATTTTAACTCGTTGGTATTACCAAAAAATTATTTTTTGTTTGTACCACCGAAAGTTACACGAGTCTGCCTATCACTATTGATCGGCATACTTTTGTGTTGATCCTTATAAAGATCGTTATCAATTGCCTCTTCTCGAGCTTCTATTTGTTTCCTAAAATAAGCTTCACGAGATTTTGCGATCTCTTCCGGTATCCTTGCCAACACAAGGCCACCAACTCCGATCACTCCTGCGTATTTGCCGTCTTTAACACTTGGATATTCTGAGTTTGGATATTCGTCAGCTCTCACTAACTCCCATCCTGATCTCAATTTTCCTGACATGTTTTTAGTGTCGTCAAACCCTAAAACTTCAGTTCTTATCCAACGATGTCTAAAGCCTGCTGGCGCGGGCGGTGCATCTAAAGATGATGGTGGAGTCCAAGTTGTAGGTCTCTTTTCAGCAGTCCTAGTTTGGCTCGCACGTGGGGTCTTAATGTTTTCTTTTGTCATATGCCTATACCTCCTTCGTGATATTTAATTGTTTCGCATATTCTTCCAATGGCACTCCTAATTTTTTAGCGATAGCAACTTGAGAAGGGGTGAGTCTCACAGTTTTGCGACCAGGTTTTGTACTTCGCTTCGCTGAAGCTACTACTTGTACTGGTTTGGTCGATTCCGTTGTTGCAATCTTATCAAATTTATGTGGAAGTTCAAGTCTTATTCTCTTGTCAATTTCCGCATAATATTCGTCACTTGAAGCATCAAATCCTTCTTCATCTACAAGCTTTTTGTGTATATCAAAGGCTGTATAAGTCATAACAGCATCTGAACCAAACCACTTATTTTTAGCTCCCCAAGATTCAGCTTTTGGATCCGGTCTAAGAACTGGTTCATTTGATCTGTTAAGATTAATGTTAGGTATTTGAACTTCTCTTTGTTGTTTTGACATATTTTCATACGCCAATTTTGTTTCTGATAGTCTAGCTTCCTCATAACCAAGTCTAGCTATTTCTTTAGAAGCTTCTACTTCAGCGATTATATCTTGAGCTTCTCTTGCTGCTGCAAGTTTAGCTTGTGCTGCTTGTACTCCTGAAGAAATTCTTGCTTCTCTATCTTTAAGAGATACATCTTCTAATGTACTAAATCTTTTAGTTAAAGCTTCTTTTTCTGCTTTAACAGATTGAGCATAATTCAAAGCTTCTTCTCTTTGACGTTCTGCTTCTCTCATTTTTTTAGTTAGTTTAGCAATTCTTCTTTGCACACTTTCACTATAATCCTCTAATTCGTCTTTCTTTTCTTCTCCCTTGTCACCTGCTTCCTGTTTCTTGTCGCTGGCATCAGAGATTTTTGCTTTCGGTTCTTCTTTTACTTCTTTAACAGTTTCTTCTTTTACTTCAAACTCTTGAACTGGCGCAGCATCTTCTTTTATTTCTACATCCACTTCTGGTCCTGAAGTATCTATATCCACTGTCTTTGCGTTTTTATCTTCTGGCATAGTTTTCTCCTATGGTTTATATATAGTGAAGTACATCTTCGGGATTTTTAATTGTCCCTAAGACTTCATCGTCATTTAATAGACGAACTTCACCGCCTTCAATTGGAAGTCTTGAACCCGCATAGCGAGCAAAGATCACCCAATCTTTTTCTTTGCACCAAGGGCCTGTTGGATATTTTTCTTTATCCAAATAAGCTAATGGTCCAATCTTTAAAACATAACCGCAATTAGTTGCGATTCTTGCTTTGTCTAAAGATTCCTGTGATATGATTAATCCACCTGCAGTTTTATCTTTAGGTGTAAATGGTAATACTAAAAGTCTCCAACCACTTGGTGTTGGTAAACTATCAATTAAAGATTCAGTAACATTTTCTGCTCTTACTGTTTTATCTTCTACTTTTTTATTTTCTTCCTTATACTTTTCTTCAAGACCTAGGTTTATCTTTGGTACTTCCTTTTCCGAGGTCGATAACGTTTCCTTTTTCATCTTCTTTTGCTCCTTTGCTTAGCAGGTTAGAGATTTCCTGAATTACTGATTGATAGGCATTTGCCTGTCCTTGCATATACTTGTATTTTTCCATACTGTCAACTGTTCCTGATATCATTGCATCTCCAATATTTTGATAGGAATCCTTGATAAATTTTTGCAGTTTAGTTACGAATGTTACAGCGTCCATAGTCTTTCTCCTTTGTTGGTTATATTAACAGTTCCACTTTCTAAGTGACTTATTAATTCTTGAATTAGGGTCTCTTGCAGTTTTTGCAGAGGTTAATCTTTTTTTCATCCCGCTCATGCGTGCGCAGAACGATTTTCTTCTATTAGCAGCTTTTGAACCTTTTTTCAACTTACTAGGTTTTGTTGTAACAGCCATTGATAATTTAGATCCAGGATTTGCAGCTCTATAAGATGCAATACCTTTTCTATTTAAACCACCGGATGGATTTTTACCTTCTTTACGTTGCCATGCAGGAGTTGATCCTCCTTTTGCCATCATTGCTCTACCTTTTCCTCTTAATGCAATATCACCCATTATTTTTTTTTCCTTTTCTTACCAACAGCTACACAATTAGGAACTAATTTATTTCCTTTTTTCTTCATACCTTTTTGTTCGTATCCTCTCCAACAAGTTCCTCTTGGCATTATACTAATCCTCCCATGCTCATTTTTTTTCTTTTTAAAATTGTTGGAACGTTAGCGGGTTTAGGTCCAGTATTTTCAGCTTGTTGTTTTCTTTTAACAGCCGATGCTCTTTGACCTTTACTCATAGCTCTAGCTTTTGCAATGGGAACACATTTTGGATAATTCTTTCTTTTTTCTCCACCACTTCTCCCGCACTTAGGATAAGATCCATCAGATCTTTTATTTGCTATATCAACCCAGTTATCTTGGACCCACTTACGTAAACCCATATTAATATTTCTTTGTAACTTTTCTTCTTTTTTCTAATACTGCTCCACAACCTTTTGCAATACCACCTTGTTTATAATTAGAAACCATTTTTCTCTCTTGAGAAACACTACCACCACCCATTTTTTTCTTACGTCCACCTGGAACTATTTTACCAGAACAAACTGCTCCCGCATACATGTTTGCGTATGCGCTCGGGTACACTTTAAATTTTGCTTTTGCAGCAGCTTTTCCTCTTGGGCAAAGTTTAGCCATTATTTTTTCTTCTTTGACATTCCAGCTTCTGAAAGAGCAATTGCTATTGCTTGTTTTCTAGATTTTACAACTGGTCCTTTTTTACCGGAATGTAGTTTACCTTTTTCAAACTCTTTCATAACTTTAGAAACTTTAGCTTGGCCACCTTTGGCTTTTTTTGATCTACGATAACCAATTTCATCATCCGATTTTTTTACTCTTTCAACTTTAAATTGATTTTTTCCTAATCTAGTTTCTTTAGTAAAAGATTCATTATCATCGGAAGATATTCTTGCTTTTTTAGGAGTGTAATCTTTATTATCATTAGAAGGCATTATTTCTTTTTTAGGAGTATAATCTTTATCCTCATTAGAAGGCATTCTTTCCATCTTAGGTTCAGGAACTTCGTCCACTAATGGATAGCTACCTTCTGAAAATCCTTTTCTTTTTACAAGAAGAGGTGAAGTGCCTCTTTTTTGAATACCGAATCCTGGCATTATCTTTTACCTTTCATCATTTTGCCTTTTTTACCTTTAGACATTCTAGCAGTAAGAACATCCGCAAAAGTAACTTTTCCATCTTTATTTAAATCAGGAAATCCTTTTTTCTTTTTTGCTTTTCCACCTTTCATCAATTTTGCTCTTGGTCTTATGTTATAATCATTTCTCATTTTATATCCTATCCGTTTTCTTGTTGTTTATTTATAGGTCTGTTTGCCATTGTTCTAGCAACAGATTCCGCACTTCGTCCTACGACGTAACCTCCCAAACCAACGTTCAATAATGTCCAAACGTCGCCAGGTAATTCAAAGGAAATAACAGCTCCTGTGAATACTTTTATAACAGGTCCTAGAATATAATTCCAGACCAAGATAAATATTAATACATACATTAACAGGGGCCTCCAGCTCGATGCGAACCAGCCTGCTTTGGCCTCTGCCTCAACTATTTTTGCTGCAGCTTGTAATTCCGCTGTATTAGATTGTAGTAATTGTGTTTGTAATTGTGCTTTTAATTTTTCTTGAAGATCTTTATCAGGAACAGATTTTTCAATTGTGCTAAATAGAATTTTAGCAAGAGGTGCAACAGCTCCTAACATTTGAATCATGAGTTAGTACCACTTCGCTGATCTTTTTTTCTCTGAAAGAATATTTCCTTGGCCTTGAACTACTTCAACTTGAGTTTCTTGAGGATTTGACATTTCAACATCAATTCCACCAAGTAAATTTCCTTGTTTATCAGTAAATTTATCAAAATTTACTTCTTTAGATTGACCAATTTTTGTTTTTTTCTTTTTCATAGCTTTTTATACTCCTTTTTTGTTAATTTGGAAATCTATTTTTAAGTTTAGCGCTTAAAATAGTCTTTTCTAGTGAAGTATTAGCTCTTAATTTAGCTAAATCTTCATTTTGTTGTAGTTTTTGACTGTCTGTAGACTGATTCATCATTGCTTTCATTTTATCAAGATTGATTCTTTCATTACTCTCTTGTCTTTTTCTATCATTTTCTTGAGCTTGAAGATCTAATTCTCTAGATTTAAGTTTAGCAATAGGATCATTATCAAATTGTGATGTAATTTTCTTCTCTTCATTCATAAATTCTTCCATCATCTCAGCAATCAACACTGCTTTTCTAGATTCAATTTTTTCTGTTAGCATTCTAACTTGAATTTGCATTTGTGGATTTTGCATTGCTTGTGGGTTTTGTTGCATCTGTTGTAATTGACCCATCTCTTGTCTAAATTCTATTTCAACTTGTTCTTGTGCCATTAAAGAAATGTGTTCAAAACAATTTTTCTCTAATGATGCCATAATTACAGGTGCATTTCTTGCCATATTGGTTGCCATAAAATTTAAATGAGCAGTAATATGTGCTCTATGGTCTTGTCCTGGAAATGCTTGGAATGGTTTCCCTGCAAGAGCATCAATGTGTTCTAACGCAGGGTCCTTTGGTGTGGGTTGATCTGGTTTCATTAAAATTCTATCTACATCTTTTATTCCTAATGCAGCGTACATAGTTCTGTATACTTGATACATGTCATGAATTTGTGGATTAGCCATTGCAAGTTGTAATTCTGTTTGTGCAATAGAAATTCTTTGTGTTTGTGAAAATATATTTGGATCTGCAACTGGAATAATATCTACTTTATCATCAAAGTCCGCTTGTTTAATTTGTCTTTGACCTCCTACTACATCATAAGGATATTCTGGTGGTAAATATAATTTAAATACATTTGCAAGTAATTTAAATTCTTGTTTCATCGCTGCATATATTCTTTTGTGAATTGCAGACATCACACGTGAACCTCTTTCTAGCAAGGCCACGGTCGTACCCACTGCTGCTTGCTGATTCCCATCCCCTACTTGCATGTCCGCTATCGAAGCAAAGCGCTGACCTGCTTGAACTACGACCCCCATTAATGCTAATAAAGTTTGTGAAGGCTCCTTATAAGGCAGAGTCATAAATGCATCTCTTAAATTTCCACCTGGCGCATCTACATCTCTAAATTCACCTGGTTGAATTGATTGTGCATCATCTCTAATTCTAATTCCTCTTTGTTTAAATCCAGCAGGTAGATTTGACAGGGTTCCTGCATCTAATAACTGTCTTAATGCTGACGTTGCAGTTCTTGATAATCCACCAATCATTTGAATTAAACCAAAACCATAAAATCCAAATCCTGGTAAAAATTTAAAATGTACAAAATAATTAATTTTTCTTTTTAATAAATCATTTTGTAAATAATTACGTCTAATAGATAAAACTTCTCTTGATCCCTCTTCAATTGTTACAATATATGGAAGTTTAATTCCTGTGGGCTCACCCGTCTGTGGATTAATATCTTCAAATCCTTCAAGATCTAAATTTACATGGCATTCTAATAAAGTAAAAGTGTCTTCATTATAACTACCTTTTGTAAGTCCTTCTAATTGTCTCTCTTTGTCTTTAACATCATTAGTATCAGTTACTCCATCATCGGATGGTAATAATTCTATGTCTCTATAAAAACCTGCAACTTGTTGTTTTCTTAATTCGTTTGCAGAAATTTTAATTACATGAATAACTGCTTCTGCATCATCTAAAGATGTTGCTGAATAAGGAACTACTAAATCTTCTGCTGAAACAAATTTTGATACAGCTCTTCCTAATGTTTCATCATAATAAACTTTTTTAAATGTAGAACCTGATAATGGTAAATAAAATAACATTTGATCAAACTCTGGTTCATACTCTTGCATGACATCCATAATTTGATAATTCATAAATTCTGCAACTCGATCTGCTTGAGCTTGAATTTCTGGTAAGTCTAATCCAATAACTTGAGTTCGTACGGGCCCTCCCGCAGGAAGTAATTCTTTATATGCTAATGCTTGAAACTGAGTTACAGCTTCTGCTAATACTGGATGAGTTGCACCACTTGCTCCTTGAAATGGTTCTGTTCTTTGTTCATATTTAAATCCTAATAAATCTAAACCTTGAGTATATGCCTGTTCCCAGTCTCTTCTTGAATTTTTATAATCTTCAAAATTTTGATATAATTCTGTGCCTAATAAATTTAAATCATTTTCATCTATAACTTCTGCTAAGTTAGAATCAAATTGTGTTGCACCTAATGCAGTTTTTTTTGGATCAAAATCTATATCAACACTACCATCTTCGTTTTCTATAACTTCAGTTGGTCCAGCAGGAGTTTCTTCTACAGATTGTGCAATCTGTTCTATCTCTAATTCTCCCGGTGTTAATTGATCAGCTACGTTTGGTAGCGACTTGTCTATTTCTGCCATTTGTTATTTTCTCCGATTTTACTGTTCTAACAGTATTATAGTTAATATTCAAGCCCTGTGGGTTAGGGCCTCGTAATGGTGGTATTGTTCTTGTTAATTTTTTATTCATCAAATAATCCCTCATCTTTTATTCTATCTATTTCCGCTTGAGCTCTTCCTTCAGCTTCATCAACAGCTGCTTCTCCTTTTGTATATCTAGGAGTTTTTGCTTTTGTTGCATATTGTTCGACTTTACCTAAACCACCTAAAACTTCTTCTAAATCACTAACAAACACTTCTTCAAAATCAGGACCACTATCAGGAGAATATGATCCTGCTTCTGGTTGATAATCTCTTGCAGAAAATGAACCTTCTTCTTTGACTACGTTTCCTTTTGCATCTTTTGTAATTCCTGGTGCCCGATAATTTATCTCTACTTCTCTTCCATAATTGTTTTTAAAATAAACATTTGCTTCTTTTCCTTCAAATTCTAATACTTTTACATCGGGTAAATTTTTATCGGTGTATTTGTAACCAATAATATCTTCTGTTTCTTTTGTTTTAAAATAAGGAAATTCACCTGGATTTTTTTTAAAATATTCTTCTGTTCTAGGATTTGCATAAATATTTTTTTCACCTTTTTTTATTCCTTCCATATATTCATCCCATGTCATTGGAATTGTTTCTTTTCTATAAATAGGTTCCATGTTTCCTTCTTTTCTAAGTCTACTTACAAGAGATGGAAACCATTCTGGAAATTTAGTTTCAGTTGCACCAAATGGTTTTACAATATTTACAAAAGAAGCTTTTTTAGGAACAACTTTAGTTTTTTTTGCTGCTTGAAATAAATCAGGAATAAACTTTGATGCAATTCCAACTGCTCCCACAATACCTGCACCTTTTATAAATTTTCTTTTTGATGGATCAGAAGGTCCTCCATCTTTAAGATCAACAGTTGGTCCAAATCCTGGTGCATTTAATCCTGGAAGCACTGGCATAGGTGAATAAGATTTAGGAGGTGCTACATCTTTTGGTTCAAAGACAGGCATTGTATTTAATTGATATTCTTCAAGTGAAAAACTTTGAAGTTGGTTTGGTCGTTTAGCTTCTATATTTCCTAA